AAGACGTGGCATATAATCGTGAGGGGTGGATAGAAACCGAACAGAGAAGTACTTGAAATTTTTGACGAATTGGGAAAGTATGGTAAACGAATTTCTTTATGGTCACTACCTATTGACCTAGATAAAATTGGGGTAAGGCCTCACTAGAAGGACACGGTGTAAAGAATTGGGTTAATCCCCAAGACATTGAACGATTAGAGTCACTAAACAAAAAAAAGGACTCCGAAGAGTCCTTTTAAAAAGTCTAAACTTTTAATTATAGAATATTGCTTACAGCCATTTTTCTATAGTAGAAGTTAGAACCATTTGATGCAAGACCACTTGAAGGTGTATCACCTACGAATGGATTTGAAATCATTCCATATCTAGTTTTGAAACCGATTTTTGGTTGGAATGTGTTCTCACCAACTGCACGTACCATTTGTAATGGAACGTCAGGGCAATAGAACATACCTCCGTCGTATGGGTTTGAACCTCTGTAACCAACTGTTAGGTAGTTAACAGATGCATAAGGGTCTATATAGACCTTTACTCTTCCGTTAAGAACACCAGCAAATGTATTACCTGTGTCGTCTACGTTTAAGTTAGTTGCTAAAGCTGGTGCATAATCTAATACTCCTGCCATAGAAAGAGCAGATGCTACGTCTGAAGAACATAGGATAAAGTTACCTTTACCTCTTCTTGATTCTTTAGCAATCTTGTTTGATTCTCTTTCGATTTGGAATAATAGACCTTTGAACTTCTCTACTGACCATCTTCCGTTAGCATCAACGTCTAGGTTGAATGTACCGGCTGATGCAGTATCTTCTGCTCCAGTTTTTGCTTGAAGGTTAACACTTCTTACAACTTCTCTATTAATTTCTGCTAAAATTTCTGATGAAAGAATGTTAGCAAGTTCTGACTCAGCGTCAAGACCATGAATTGCTTTAAGGTCTTGTGCTAATTCTAATGTGTATTCAGCTTTAAGTGCTCTTGATTTCGCAGTAACAGTTGCTTTCTCAATTGTGAAAGACATTTCTGCAAAACTATTTGATGAACTATCACCTAATGCTTCAGCTGTTGCTGTAGACATTCCTGAACCAGTTGTTGATTCGTATGATGGTGATGATGTATCAAATGGGTCACCGATTGCAGCTTGCTGTGCGCCTGCTGCTGATGATTGTGCTGCACTTGAATATGATGAAACGGGTTCGTTGATTCCTAATGCTTCTGATTTACCCTCTCTACCCACTGATGGATAGTCGTTATATCTTGCTTTCATAGCGAAGATAAGACCTGTCGGGCCAGTCATTGGTTGAACACCGCAAATGTCGTAAGCTACGAGATTTGGCATTGCTCTTCTAACCAATGATATAAGGATTGGCTCCCAGTTGCTAATTGCACTTGAACCAGTTGCATTCAATGGAGCTGCTTCTGATAAGGTTGCTCTATCTTCGTTAAGTGCATTCTCTTGGTTCTCCAAGATAACAGCTGTGACTGCTCTCTTGTAGTTATCCTCGATTTTTGGTAAATCGGAATGCTCTAAGATAGGTTCCCATTTCTTTTGTAAATCTTCTGATAAGAACATTTTTTATTTCTCCTTGAAATTAACCTAATGGTTTTAGTTTACTTAATGCGCTAGCATATCTAGACATTGAAGGGTCAAGTACTGGTTCTGAAGATTCCTCTTCAAGAGTACCCATACCTTCTACTTCTAGGGTTTCTTCTGAAATACTTTCTGTTTCAGTAGCAGGGAAGTAAGCTTCTTTCAACTCGTTAACTTTATCACTAAAGTCTTCGATGCTTTTGAAGTCTACACCTTCTGCTAATGCAGATAGTTTTTCAGCTTGTGAATCGGATAGACTATCACTAGTTTCTCTGACCACGTTAGCTCGTTTTAATGAATCCATCTCTTCTGAAATATCCATATTCTTAGATACTTCTGCATCGAGTTTTAGTTCCATGTCATCGAGTTTATTTGCAAGTTCGTCAATAACGTTATACTTGTCTTCAGGTACGTCAACATAATGTTCAGTGAACAATGTTTTCAGACCTTCGATAAAGTTTTCAGTCATTTCCGCTCTTAGTCCACGTTCAATTGCAAGTTCATTTTCAGATGCCCACTCTTCAGCGACATATGAAAGGTACTTATCAACTGCTTCAGTCAAATCAGATTTGACGGAATCAACCGTGGTTTTCAACTCTTGCTCGTATTGAGACTTGAGTTGTTCGTTGATTTCTGCTGCCTTCGAGTTGATTGCAGCTTTGAAAATTGTTTTTGCTTTTTCTGTATTCTCTTCAGAAAGTTCTAGAGATTCAGATATTGCAGCTAGGTCTTCATCGACTTCGATGTCTACGAGAGATGATTCAACTTCGACTTCTTCTTTCTTAGTTGATTCTTTTTTCTCATCTTCATCTTCGTCTTCGTCCTCTTCTTCTTTGTCTTCTTCTTCGACAAATAAAGAGTTGAATGACTCTTCTACGTCATCTTCGTCTTTCTTCTTCATCATTTCAACGAATGCTCTAGCAATTTCTGCTTTAGTAGAATCTTCAGATACTTCGACTTCTTCTTCCATATCTTTAGATGACTTCATATACATTGCCATGAGTTTTTCTTTATCCATTGATTTCATTGATGAAACCATAGACTTAATCATTTCCATTTTTGAAGGTTTTGACTCTTCAGAATCTTCTTCTTCTTTTACTTTCTTTAATTGAACTGGTTTTTCGGCAGGTGCTTCACCCTTCTGTTGTGGGTCTCCTGAAATTTCCTTTGACCCAGCCTCAGCACCTTTTACGGATTTAACAGCTTTGTCAACAGGATTTTCTTCAGGCTTAACAATCTCGCCCTTACCTGAACCAATTACAGCAGCGTCTGATGAACCTTGTTTGACTGGTTTTGCATCACCCTTCTCGGCTTTCGCCACAGGTGCAGAACTGTCTTTTTTCATCTCCTCTGCTATCATTTTTTCTAAGTTAGACATAATTTCTCCTGTTATGGTCTGTTTATTGTATTTATATTATTTATATCTTACAAACTTTCAACAAACTTTTTCCATATAATTAACTTTGTTTCCTCTAATTTATTCAGTTTTGCAGACATAAGTTGGTCTCTCATCTTTTCTGCTTCCACTGCTTTTAGTACACCGTTTTCGAAAATCCATTCAACACCTTCCATTATCCCTTCGACAAATGCCTCGGGAGCGGATGGGTCAGCAACAATGTCTCCAGCTGTTGCTAATTGAAAGTCATCTTTAACGTATTGAGCTCCATTCTTTTGTTCTAGGGAACCTAGACCACGAGATGAAACACCAAGTTTAGCACCGTCATCAATGAGGTTTCTGACGATTTGCCCGTTTGGTGTAGATAAAACTTTTGCACGTCCTACATAATTGTTACCATCTTCTTCTAATGATTGAATTAAGTGGGACACTTTGTCCAAATTGATTGTTGGGCCATCGGGATGACCTAACTCTCCGAATGCACGTTGTTTCTGTACGAACTCTTTATTGTAACGTGCAACTTCTTCTTTGATTACTTCTTTTGGATATACTCTTCCATTTCTGTTTTTAATCTCTGACTGAATAAAAATCCCTTCAATGAAGTAATCCTTACTCCCATCTTCTTTTGATTCACAGATAGGTGTAACTATATCGTTAAACTCTGAAATTAATTTCATTGAAAATCTCCTCTATTTTTACTCCCTCAAAGTTCATTTGTTTGAACAGTTTAGACATTTCTTTTACTGACTTCTCTGCTTCTTTCATGTTCCTATAGGGGCCTGTTTCGTTATCGTTGACGTATGCAAATACCTCACGACCCTTTTGTGAATAGGTGATATCATAATTTTTACCACCAACTCTCATCTTCTCTACTTTAACTTCTTTATGACCTGTGGGTAAAGACATCTTTACCTCATATAAGTCTCTTGTAAGTTGAGAGAACGTTTTCATTAGTCTTCTGACTCTAATGGTACTTCTTGATTTTCAGATGCATTCATCCAATCCATAGATTGTTCGACTCTTTTCATATCAACCACTTCTGCAGCTTTCTGACTAAGTGTCTGATTGATGAGTTCTCTTGCATCATTTAATTCACCACGTTCTATTCCATTAACAATTTCTTTTACATTACTCATTAGTACTCCTCGTCATCTCCGTAAAGACCTAATTCTTTTTCTGACTCTATCTGTTTATTAATTTTCTCAATTTCTTGTTCTGATTGCATGAGAATATTCTTTCTAACATAATCGATAGAGTAATATTTACCTACGAGTTCTGACATATTCTGCATAGTGTCAATCCTCTCTCTTATGATTTCTGAATCTTTCAACTCTGTAAAGTGGTTGTCTGATGCAAAATCATACTTAATAAAATCTGAAACACCGTCAAATTCATCGGGTTTCATTATGTTCTTTAGTATCAACTGAGTCCTTAGGATATCAGTGAAACATCTAGAAAACTTCATTTGAAGTCTGTTGGTGAACTTGTTAAATTTAAGTTCATCCCTATTAATCTCTGATGCTCTTCCTAGAGAGAAACCAGCATCGGATTCTAATCTAGATATTGGTACACTTAAAGACTTGTATAACTTCTTCTTAAAGTATTCAACATCTTCAATCTCTGCAAGGTTCTGACCGCCAGGCAAAGTTGTTATCTCTGTACCTCTACCACCTTCTCTACGTGGTAACCAGTAATCTTCCATCATCGACATATGTTTTCTGTCGTCTTTGATTTCCCCTGTAGCTGCATTGTAAACAAGTTTATTTCTATACTTGTTCATCACATCTGCAAGGTACTGTTCTGCTTTAGCTTTCGGAAGGTTACCTACATCAATGTAATAAATTCTTCTCTCAGGAGCTCTTGTGATTCTGTATATTACAAGTGCATCCTCCATCATTGATAACTGATTTGCAGTCTTCAATGCTTTATGAAGATATCCTATCACTACATTTTTACTATAGTCTAATAGTCCCGATGTTGTATATGTTACTGCCTCGGGTGCAATCCTCATAGTTGTACCATCACTGGTACCTGTCTTGTTGAATCCTTTATCATTGAACATAAAGAACTCTTCAACTTTCTTAATCTTTTCGATTTTGGTTTTTGCGTCTTTTTCTTTCTCAACGTTTCTGACCTTCTTAATTTTGAGAGGGTCGATGTTTCTCAAGTCCACAATACCTTTCTTGACATTATTTTTGTCCACGACTTTATGGAAGTATATTCTTCCATCAACGTACCATTTTCTGAATAGTTCATGAGAGTTCTGAGGGAACTTCATTAGGTGTAGAAGATAATCAAATTCTTCTTGTATCTTTGACTTTATACTTGCAGTCAACTTTACTTTACCCAAATCAAGTGATACTATATTATCCTTGACATCAGAAGTGATACACTCGTTGACAATGTCTTCAATAGCAGAGTCACATTCGGGTATCAATGATACTTCACGATACCTTCTAATGAGGTCAACCTCATTTTTGATACCACCTTCCATGTCCACATATGCACCATAAGCTGCA